TAGCACTGAGTTCCGTAACGTTTGTGTTGGCACGAGGAACAAGAGCGGTCACGCTACTAGTCCTCTTATCAACGGATGGCGCCGTCCCAATGGATACTATCGAGAAATCGAGAGATTCAGTGGTACGGGGGAAGTCACGTATTACATGGCCATAGATTATTTTAATCTGAAAGCCGGGGATTTTGTTAGAAATATTTCTAATATCCCGTTTGACGGACTTGCCTACACACCTGAGGACCGTAATGGTCCTTACTGGGTACGCACGCAGCATGACCTCAGTGCACTCGCAGAGCTTCAAGCTCTTAACGCGTTCACAGACGGGTCTGCCTCAGTTGGGCAGAATCTCGCAGAGGCTCATAAAACAGCATCCGGTCTTGCTAATGTGGCAAAAGACATGGTTGATGTTTACAATGGCTTTCGCCATCGTGACATCCCCGCCATCTACTCGGCTTTAACCGGGAAGAAGGGTCTTATCAAGGCGATTTCTAATCGTTACTTGGAATACCAGTTTGGTATTAAACCACTTATGCAGGATGCAAAGAACCTGTACAACCAGCTTTGGGATGGTCCCCTTAAGAAGGATCATCTTATCCGAGGCGTTGGAACTGCACACAAGAGTACCTCCTATAACACTCATCCCGATGTAAAGGGTGAGACGGAGGCTTTTGTAAAAGTGATCCTTTATGGATCCGTGCAGAACGAGGCACTCATTGCAGTCAATAGAGCGGGGCTCTTAAACCCTTTCTCGATTGCCTGGGAACTTGTGCCCTACAGTTTCTTGATCGATTGGGCATTACCAATCGGCCAGACCCTCTCTGCCTTTTCGGCAACAGCGGGTTTAGCGTTTAAAGGCGGGTCGGCTTCCCACACTGTTAATTCCCATGCAGACGTAAATGTCCCATTGGGTACTAGCAATGCTTGGTATGAGTCTCCAAATTCGGATACCTTAACTGGTAAAATCGAATCAAAGACTTTTGGAAGATCAACTTATGGGAGCTTTCCAGTCCCATCGTTGGCCTTCAAGTCGCCCCTTTCAACCACCCACATTGCTGAGGCTGGTGCCTTAGTACTTGGAATGAGATAACCTCATATCCACTCTCTCAGAAGGGAACAACAATGCCCCAACTGCAGCCTATGGTCCTTACGGACCGGGCCCCGACTCCTGCCGACCACACCTTTACTCCCCGGGATATATCCTCGGGCGTAGGGCAGGTCGTCGAGTCGAGCGGTACGCCGATCGGTAACAAAAGTTACACGATCAGTCTCCGTCAGACGCCTGATGGCAAGTACAAGGGAACTGCAAAGTTCTCCGTACCCGTCGTCCAGACGCAGACCGTGAACGGGGTTGCCACCCCAATCGTGGTCCGCACGTCGCGTGTTTCTGCAACGTTCGATTTTGACGGATCGAGCACAACTCAGGAACGCGCCGATGTTGTTGGCATGTTTGCCGACAGCCTCGGAGCCGATCAGCCACTGGTTAACGGTGTGCTGGTCAACCTCGAAGGTGTCTATTAATGAACCGAGACTCCTCGAGCCACCTCGTGGTTCTTGGAATGATCTGTTCATTAATCCTGGGAATTGGATTGATGCTTAGCATCAACCTTAAGCCCATGTTTATTCAGGGATACCCGAATGACAAACAGGAGACGTCACGCAACTTGCGTGAATACTCGCGTACCTCAGACGTTCGAAGCGAAGCTCCGGGAGACGATTTCAAATCTATCCCCGGGACTCCGTAATGACTATCTCCGTCAAGAGATATTCAGTAAGTATGTCAGCAGTGAAACCGATGCGCCGGATGTCCGACGCCAACGGGCCATCAATAAATGGTTGTCCGTTGAAGTAATTAATCGGTCCACGAACGAACGCCTTATAAATGTCGACCCGGAATATCAAATACTTCCGAGGGTGACCTGGCGTGCGTTTATCGACAAACTTTCTTCGATCGTCAGTTCGATTATTGGTGATGTGCCTTCGCCTGATATCCTTTTAGGGGGATTCAGTGGAGGTGCGTCGACTAGTCGGATGAGAACTGAGGGACATCCGTCCCTTAAGTTCGAGGGCGAAGCACATGTCACACCTCGAGCCCTTAGCCATGCCTGTGGAGTCCTTTTGGAATCCCAAGCGTGGTTGCGTTACGGAAACGTAACGCTTAAGGAGGTGCCTGGGAATGACATGTTTACTGTACCCAAGAACGCCGAAATCGATCGGGTTGCTGCGAAGGAACCCGATTTAAACATGTATATGCAGAGAGGAGTTGGTGATTTCATACGAAAACGCCTCCGTCGATTTGGGATTGATCTTAACGATCAGTCTCGCAATCGCTCTCTGGCTGAGCTTGGGTCTTCTGACCAAAGCTTAGCAACACTTGATCTCAGCTCCGCTAGTGACTCTGTCACTACTGGTCTTGTATTTGAGTGTCTTTCTCCTTATTGGTATACGTTACTTTCGGACATACGTTCGGAAGTCACGCGTTTGCCAGATGGGGACATGCATGTTAATGAGATGTTCTCAAGCATGGGCAACGGTTTTACTTTTGAG